CTGTAATGTTCAAAGAGCATTTCGATACTGCACATTTCGGTAAGCACTTATACGAATTTGATTTCAATCAAACTCTAATCATCACGGAAAAACTACATGGCACTTCAGGACGAATTGGTCATGTACAAGTAGAAAGAGACTTAACTTGGTTAGAGAAAATTGCTAGATTATTCGGGACACAGGTTAAAGAAACTGAATGGAAATACTTGAACGGTACTCGTAGAGTAGTACTTGAAGAAACATCAGGTACTCAGTATCACGACCCAACTATTAGAGATAAAGCTTTTAAACTTTTCAACGGTAACTTAAGAAAAGGTGAAACTGTTTACTTTGAAATAGTGGGTTACGAATCTACTGGAGCTTCAATCATGCCAAGTGTTGATACAACTAAGATGGGAGATAAAGAATTCACCAAAAGATATGGTAAAACAATGCCTTTCTCTTACGGATGCAATAAACTACAGTCTAGAGTCTATGTTTACCGTATGACTTTGTCAGATGAAGATGGACATTCAATTGATTATGCATGGGACGATGTAGTAAAACGTTGTAAAGAACTGGGTGTAGATCATGTGCCACATATCCGTACATTAACTTTGAACGAACTTTACGAACAAGACTTGAAAGCAGGAGGCAACGGAGATATTAGAGATATTAAAGAAACTTTCTCAAAAATGGTTGAAACTTACGGCTCAGGCCCGTCTATATTGGACGACACACATATTAAAGAAGGTGTTTGCGTAAGAATCGAAGGAGGCATCACAAACAAGACTTATAAATTCAAATCGTTTGAGTTCAAAGTTCTTGAGGGCATTATTAAAGATTCTGGTGTAGTTGATGAAGAAGAAGCTCAAGGCTAAATAGAACTTTCCAGTTTTCTCTAATAAAAAAGAAATAGAATTGAGCTATGACAAAAGTTTTTTTGATTGATATCGACGGTACTATCTGTGACGATATTAGAAATGAGGAATCTTACTTGTTTCCTACTGCTAACGTGCTACCTAACTCTAGAGAGATCATTAACAAGTGGTACGAAGAGGGGAATGTTATCACTTTCTTTACTGCAAGAGAGAGCAAAGACAGAGAAGTTACAGAGAAATGGTTAAAAGATAATGGTTTCAAGTACCATGGTCTAGTGATGGACAAACCTCGTATAAAGGACGGACAAGAGTACGTTTGGATAGATAACAGGAAAGTTAGAGCTGTCACTTACATGGGTAAATGGTCTGAACTAGTAGAAGTTGAGAGAAAGATAAAAGTTTTTGAAGAATGAAATTAAACGTTCTAACAAGATGCACTAGAGTGCAAAATTTACAAAGAGTTGAAGACACAATCTTCAACTCTAGTTCATTACATGGAGTAGAAATAAAATGGTCTATCATATTTGATACATCTGTTATTCCTAGTATTGATACTGAAATTTTTGAAAAGTACAGTGGACATGACTTGAAGTTCTGGAAAGGTACTCCAGGAGACATGGGGCATATGTTACTGAACAGAGTTATAGATGGAATCTCCGGAGACGAATGGATCTACGTTCTGGATGATGATAACACTATACATGAAGATTTTTTAGAAGAAATATCAAAAGCTGTTTCTGATAATCCTAGTACGGAAGCAATAATAGTTTCTCAGTTCGTAGGAGGAAAAGATTTTTCAGGAGTACAAGTAAGAGAAGCTCTACCCGAAAACGTTAAAGTTCAAAAGATAGACATGGCTCAATTCGTGCTGAAGAAATCTGTACTTGGAGGAAAGAGACTGGTTCCAATGACTTACGTAGCGGATGGGATGCTCATAGAAGATCTCTACAATACATGTCCAATGAAGTTTACTTTCTTAAATAAAATCCTATGTAACTACAATGCTTTACTAGGAGGAAAGTCTTACACACTTCCAAGAGTTTCAACTAGGGGAGAATGCTCTACAGATTTAAAATCTATGAAGATTGCAGATTTTGAATCCAACGATCTGAACATAGAAAGATTGGAAGAAAAGAGTTTAGTGGATCATGATCCAGACTGCATACTCAGTTTTGGTGAAACTTACGAAAACTACCATGATCTTCTTTCTACTTCTCCTGACATGAAATTGAGATGGGTTCACATCCCTCATGAAAATTTTGAGACTGGCGAAGTAGCCTACAGGTGCGCTATGAATTACATTCTAAGACGTCTATGGAGAATGAAATGATCAGTGTTTTTACACCTATTCACAAAACAAGAGAAAAACTGAGAAGAACTTACTCTTCATTGGAGTACCAGACTTACAATAATTGGGAATGGGTAATAGTTGACGATTCAGAAGATGCAGAAACTACAAGAATAGCTGAAGAAATAGCATCTAAAGATCCTCGTGTAAGGATTTATAATTTCAAACAGAAGAGCAAAGGAATCATAGGAGAAGCTAAGTACAGGGCTTGCATGCTCTCTAGAGGTAAGTACTTAGCTGAGCTAGATCATGATGACATGCTTCTGCCTCGAGCACTGGAAAAAGTACACAAAGCTTTCACAGATTTTCCTGATGCAGGATTTGTTTACACTGATTGTGCAGAGATTTCTGAAGATTACAGTTCACTAATGTACGGAGAAGGTTTCGCTTTCGGTTACGGAAAGTACAGAGACGAAGAGCATCTTGGGATGAACTTCAAGATAGCAGTCACGCCGAATATCAATCCCGTGACTATTAGGCACATAGTTGGAGTTCCAAATCATCTTAGAGTTTGGAAAAAATCGGACTACATGGCTGTAGGAGGACACAATCGTAGATTGAGCATAGCTGACGATTACGAACTTATAGTTAGAACTTTCTTACACACTAAGATGGTTAGAGTCCCAGAAGGTTGTTACTTACAGTTTCACCACGGAGGAAACTCTCAAAACGCTACTAGATCAGATATCCAGAGAAGAGTTAGAACAATAGCATCTTTTTACAGTTCACAGATCAAAGAAAGATTTGAATCTCTAGGTAAAGAAGATTGGGCTTTTGATAAGAACATTGGAACGGTGGAAAAAAGAACAGGGAAAAACGAAGAATTTGTGAATTATATAGCTATACAACAAATATGAAAAACGAAAAACTCAATCTTAGACAGAGAATGTATGGGCTCGTACCGTACAACATCTCTCCCATTCAACAGGGAATTCAGTTTGGACACGCTGTAGTAGAGTACAGTCTGAAAAATCATCTCAGTAACGAGTACTTAAACTGGGCAAAGTACGATAAAACTTTTATTATACTCAACGGTGGTACTACTAACAAGAGTAAATCGTCTTTAGGTACATTAAACTCTCACGCTGCATTACTGAAAGATATGGGAATAGAAATAGCAGAGTTCTACGAACCAGATCTAGGAGATCAACTAACTGCTGTTGTTTTCTTAGTTGACGAGAGAGTTTGGGACAGAGAATCTCACCCTAGTTTCGCAGAGTTCCTTAGACCTTTCCAAGACATAATAGACACTTACAGAGACTCTAACTTATCTTTTGAG